TCAGGCGTTCAGGAATTCGCTCACGAGTTCCCACTGGGTCGGGCCTGGCCGCAGCTTCACGCTGTCCAGCAGGGTAGCGAAGACATACGTATTGCTGCCTTCAATTTGTTCGGCGCTATCGCCATCCAACGTGGCGGTGTTAGCTCCGGCAACCCACTTGAACGTGTACTCCTGATTATTCGCCTCGGCCAGCGGCGGTAGGTTGATCGTCACATTGTTGGAGGTCGTGTCGATCCGGGTGTAATCGTCGTCCGAGTCCAGATCGTGCGTGGTGGCGGTGATCGTCTGCTGGGCCACCAGCGCCGCCGAGTCGATGATGTTACGAATTTCCTGCCCGGTGGTGCCGTTCGCACCGCTGGTGTCGATCGCTGCGGACAATGTACTGCGTGCCTGTTGGGTCATGCCGGTATCCCACCTTTGCTGAAGTCACTGTTGAAGTCGCTGTTAAAATCCCCGCCGCTGTTGGCGATCACGCCCTCGTCGAAGTCGATCAGGCGTAACCCCTCCATCTGGCCGGAGCCAGCCCGCGAGCTGCCCGCGTCCGCCGGTTCGTTGAAGTGGCCGTAGACATTGAGGCACACCCAACCCTTACGCACCACGTAGGTGACAATCGTCAGCTGCTGGTTTACGCCGTTGTCAGGAAAGAACGCCGTTTGAATGTAATCGATCTGGCCCGGGCTAAGCGCGTTGAAATACCACGAACCATTCCACCGGCCCAGGAAGCGCCGCGTGCCATCCAGCCCGCCCGGCGTCTGCGCGTCATACTGCCGGAACATCTCCGAAGGCGTCACCGGCGAAAACCAGGGCACGTGCTGATCCGTCTGCTCCGGGAAGGCGCGGACGTTGTAGGTGCTGGTCATATCGCTGGCCGGATGCGTGCCGGTGCGGATGCGATATGCGCTCATGCCCGCCCCCGTGCCATCGCGATGCCTTCACCCATTTCCATGATGATCGTCGTCATCTCGCGTTTGAAGTCCTGCCGCGTCATTTTATCGTCGACCATCAGGGGGCCGTTGACATTCACCACGATGCCCCCCATACCCGCTGGCCCACCGGCAGAGCGCCGGTATGGGATGATCGCTTCATCCCAGCCGGGCGGCACGTCATTGACCACCGCCACTGCCGCACGATCCCCATAAATGCTGCGGGTCGACGGTGTGCCGGCGGCAAAGGCGCGCACGGTGCGTCCAAGGATATTGGCCTGCTGCTGGTTGGCTGCAATTGTGACATTCGCGTAGGGGTTCATTTGTGCCCGTGCCTGGCTGCTGTAAAAGGCATTCGCCTGCCGTTGCAGATTGCCGATGATATTATTGAAGGTGTCAATGCCAGCAGCCTCAAGCACCTTAAATCCGGCCTGGATCACATTCGTCATATCCCGATTGGCGTCATCCAGTTCATCGACCAGCGCCTGAAGCGATTCCTTGTAGGCTGCCTTCTCGTCCGCCAGGCGTTGCTGAATTTCGTTTCGGATTTGCTCCGCAGCGGCCTCTCGTTCCTGCAATTCGGCCTCGAGCTTCTGGCGCTTGGCGTCACTCTCTTTGTCCAGCGCGTCTAGTTTCTGATTGAGCAACTGCTGGTTGCGCTGCGATTCCTCGTTGAAGTCCTCCAGACGGCGCTGTGCCTCAATCGAGAGGTTGTCTTTTTCCTTCTGGCTGTTGAGCTTAAAGCGCTGCTGGGCCTGAATGAACTGGGCTGTATTGTTGGCGAGTTCGGCCTCAAACTGATCCTGCTCCAACTGGCGCGAAAGCTCCAGCAACCGCCGATTTCCATCTTCTTTGAGGCGGGCCAGCGATTTATTAAATTCACGCGTGCGCTTAAGTTCGGACTGCCGGTAGTCCGTTTCGATCTCGGTGCGTTTGTCCGCCTGCTGGGCGTCGAACTCAACCAGATTGGCGCGTGCTTTGGACAGCGCCTTTTCCGCCGATTCGATCTGCTTGTCACCCTGCGTCTTGATTTGCACCATCTGATCCTGATGCTGGGCTTCAAGTTCGACGGCGCGTTGACCCAGCTGCTCCAGCGCGTTCTGCGCGTCTCTGGCGAGGGCTGCCGGCAGTTCCCGACTGAGGACCTCGCTCAGGGTTACAATATCTCTTGATCGCTGTGTGAGCTGCTCGGAGAGTTCTACCGAGGCCTCACCAGAACGGACAATACTGAAAATCAGTTTCTGTTCAAGGTTGAGGCTCTTGATACGCTCCTGAATCGCCATGCCGGTTGAATTCACAGCTTCCATTTCAGCGCTCAATTGAGTTTGGATGCGCTGATCGACAATCGACTGGCGGCGCTTGGCAAGCTCTTTCTCTGCTTCTTCCAATGTTCGGGTAGCGACTTCAGTGCTATCAGCAGCAGCCTCAAGTCGAGACAAACCGAATTCGAGATCTCGTAGCTCCTGCTCCAGTTTCTGTGTTTCTTCGCGTAACTGGCGTGCACCACCGAGATCCAGAGCATCGGCAATACCTCGGCCAACAGTACCTACTTGCGCCTCTAGATTGGTAAATAATCGCTGGTATTCCTGTACGCGCGACCGAGTAATCTCGATCTCGATCTTCTGTGTGGCGATAGCAGCCCGAACATTTTCCTCAGTGCCAGTTTTCAGAGCGCGGTAGTAGGCCTCCTGACTGGCGATGATGGATTTAACGGATTGTTCAATACCAGCGGTCGACGCTTTCAGTGCGACAATTGTGGCTCCGATGGCCAGCGCCGCCGCCGTACCCGCTACGCCCAGACCGCCCAACGTGGAGGTCAATTTGCCAATAACATCCGTAGAGAGATTCCCGCCCAGAGGAACAGCCGGCAGCGCCCGTACCTCAGAACCAATGACCTGCAAGGTGTTCCGACCTCGTCCCTGCCCGGCACTGGAGGCCTGCCGCACAACTTGGTTCACCTCGGCAGCGCTGGCCCCCATCCGATCCAGACGGGTTTGCACCGACTGAAGAATCTTGTCGAAGTCCTTGCCATTCTTGGTGGATTTTTCCAGTTCCTTAGCGATGTTGCGCAGCGCCTCCTGGCGCTCAAGGCCGCGCATTGTCCGCACCCATTTTTCAGAGACATTGGTGGCGAATGAGGCTTCGGCGCGGGCCTCAATCGTGCGCAGTTTCACATTGTTAAGGGCGCGTTCAACCTTTTTGTCGCCGCTTATTTCGAATTCGGTGAGAATCCGATTTCGGATTTCGTTATCGGTCATACTGCCCTCAAAACAAAACAGCGCTTGCGCGCTGCCTTACGTACAGTGAATTTACGCCTGTCGCCCTAATCGGTTCGTGAAGTAAGAAACCGGCAGCAGGATCACGACCAGTCCAACCCACAACGCTAATTCGCCATATCCACCGCCACTCTTGGCAGTTGCAAGGCCAATCAATACCATGACCACCAGCGCAAAAACACCAATACCGGCACTCAGCAGCGAAATGGCTTGCCAGACACGTCTGGGCACCGGCTTCCGCTGCGGGTCCCGTTGGTCCAATTGTCGCAGCCACGCCTGGGCTTTCGGGTGGTCCACTTGCCTGAGAATGCGTCGGGCACTCCGGTAGTCCTTCGCCTTGATGTAGGCGCGGGCCGCTTCCATCTGATCGCGGGTTGACATATTATGCTCTCCATTTAATTTTTTGAGCATAGTATAGCTTACTTCCGACTATTCCCGCCTTTAGACATTGGGTCTGCCGGCTTGAGCTGATCTTTATGGAACTTCCGCCAATCAAGCTGCAAATAGACATCCGCATACCACGCCAGCGATTTGTCGGCGACTTCTTCCGGCGAGGGGATGCGCCCGGTCATCTCGAATTCGACAGCCGCGCGATAGGCCAACTCCATGCTGTAGGTCGAGCGTGGCCGGGTCAGCCGGCCCTGCGGACTCGACCAGATCACCGGTGGCTCATTCTCTTTGACAACATGCGCCCGAACCATCTCGTCATGCTGGGCTAAGTAGTGGGTGCGGGCGCTGACGCGTTTGGGTCCAGTGCCTCATCGTCTGGCGCGTCCGGCTGCACGTCACGTGGGGCTAGGAGGCGAGCCGGGATAGCATTCCCAATGGCATCGTTCCACTGATCATGGATGTTCAAGTTCACCTGCTGGAGGAACCGCTTCCAGACGGCAGCGTAGTCGCTGTTGTTTTCGGCGAACTGCCACCAGTCTCGGAAGTCGATCAGGTCCGGGTCGGCGTCCTTGCGCAGCTTGAAGTCAATCCGGGGGGTGTCCCCCACGAAGGACCGGAAGTTGGCGAAGATCGTTTCGCGCTGACTTGGCTCCGGTTGCTCTTTGCTCTGGTCGGATGGCTGATCAGCGGACAGCGCGACAGATGCCTTCCGAACTTCGGCCAGGTCCGGCAGGGCCAGGTCAATGGCTTCCCGCACGATCAGCGACTCCAGCGACTGGTAGGTGCAGTGAAACGTGACCTGCCCATCGAAGCAGGTGAACTTACTCGCCATTGTCGGCTTTCGCTTTCGCTTTCGCGGCCTTGGCCGGCGTGGCCCCGATGCCCAGCTGCGCCTTGAACTCCTCCAGCAGGTCCCAATTCTTGAATCCCGCCGGAATGACGACGAAACGCACCTTATCCAGGTGAGCGGTGGTGCCGCCGCGCCCCAGCACCGGCGTACCGTTAATATCCAGCGCTGGATACGACTTGATCCGCCCACGCCGTGTCTTGCCATTTTTCTCGATGAGTTCAAACTCACCGACTTTCTGCTCGATCTGCTCAATCATGATGCTTGTCCTCACAAGATAGAAGCGAGAGGTAATTCAGGTGCTGCTCAGGCGATCAGACGCAGGTTAGGAAGCCTGGAGGTACTGGGTCTGGTGGAATGCGGTGTCCCAGACACCCGCCGAGCCGGCTGCGGCCAGCGTAACCACGCCGGTTTCGTTGTCGATACCATCGGTATCCGGAGCTGTCGGCACGCCGTTGACCGCATAAATGGCGTTGGCGCGCCCACCGGTGATGGTGTCGTAGACGGGCAGGTATTGCAGCGTGTAGCTGTCTTCCACGCCATCCTGCAAGAAGGCGGTGATGTGCCAGGGGTACTGGGAGCGCATCCCAAACCAGATGTTCTGGTTGTTGTACCAATCCTGGTTGCTGCCGAAGGCCTCGCCCCACGGGAAGCGGCTGCCGACCTGCGGCACGATCGAGAGGGTGGCCGCCCCGACGTTGGTGCCCGGTTCCTGCGAGAAATTCGGCCCGCGCAGGCGCATCTGCACCAGCGGGAAGAGGAAGGTGTCGTAGTACACCAGACCAGCGGTGGCCGCCACCCGGCTCTGCACCTTGCGGATCAGCATCAAGCCGACCTGGTGCGGTGAGGGGTTGAGCTCGTTGGTCGACCAGATAATCGGCCCGCCGGTGATGGTGGTCGTGTCGAGCTTCCCGCCGGCCAGCAGGATGGCCAGGTTGATATCGACCTGGGACGACTGCATCGACCCTTCCTCGAGGCCCTGCAAGCCCGCATCGGCGCTGCCTTCGTAGGCGCCACCCCCGACGAACTCGAACCGGCCAAACGTCGGCGCGGGCAGTTCGGCGGAGATCGGGCCGTTGATCTCATACGCGTGACTGGTGAGCGGAGCGGTGCCCGGCATGACCGGGTCGAGCTGGCCGGTGCAAATGCCGGCTGAATTCACGCGCCAGACGAAGGCGCGGTCAAAACCATAAACATTACCGCGTTGAGTGGTCATTAGGACTCCTGATTAAAGTTGGGCAAAACGACTTTGTTGGTTTCGATCAGCAGCGGGATCTCGACCGATGCATAATTCGCGTCGTAGCGCAGCGGCACGATCCCGCTGTGATTCCCGACCGCGCAGCCGATCACGCCGGGGAGCATGGCCCCGTTGAACTGGAGGTTGGCGCGCGACAGATACGCATCACGCACCGTGTCGATCGCTTCTTCTGCAATATTTATTGCGCTTATTGTTGGCATCGAGGCCAGCCACGCCCAGCACACGATGACGAGGGTATACGTCTCGATGCGCAGGTCTTCGCTGGCCCCGCGGTTGGTCAGCGCCCGATCCGGCCCGGGCAGCGAAAAGATCAGCGGCAGCTTGGCGTTGGCGAGCTGACCGGACGGCACGAAGTAGCGCTCGGCCTTCGGTGTGCCCAGCGTCTGGTTGATGGTATACAGCCGGTCCTGGATGATCTTGACGGTCGCATTAGGCATCAGGCCACCCCGATCCGGAACTTGCCGTAGCGGTGCCGGTCGATGCTTTTCTGGACCGAGGGGTCAAGCTCCTCGACGACGACGGTGCCACCCTGAAAGACACTGACCCGGCTGCCAATCTCGTTGCGTTTCTTGAAGCGGTAGGCCACGATCTCACGCACCGCTCCGCGCATATCGCGCAGGAAGTTGAACGTCTCGATGATCGTGCCTGCATCATGAGCCGTGGCCACGGTGCCCCACTGCGCTCGCTCCAGCGTCAACTGGCTGGATGTGTGGGCCACCACCAAGCAGATCTCGGCTTCGAGCCGGATGTACTGCCCGACCTCGAAGCGATCACCCTCGTTGGTATCGAGCGTATGGGTGATATCGCTGCTGGATATCCCATCCGTGTGCAGGTCGATGCCGGTGCTGGTGAAGGCATTCTGGAGGTAGTGTGGTACGTAGCCAAACACTCCGTCGATCGCGATCGCCTGTTCCGGACTGTCGCTGTAGGTAAACCGCACCCCGCTACCCTGCTTCAGACGCACCCGCCACTTGGGATCGTAGCCGGCGCTTTCCAGCACGTAGGCGCTGCCGGCGATCGCCGCCCCATTGCCGTTGGTGAGTGTGGTGATGGCCAGCAGGTCCTTGACGTCGAGCACGTCGCTCATGCAGACATCAAACAGGTGTGTGCCGACATAGGGCACCGGGAGCCGGTCGAGCGCCTGCACGAATTCAGCCGAGGCTTCTTCGATCAGGGTCTGGATGAAGGCGTCGTCATCGGTCTCCGCCGCAGACAGGTCACGGTGCTGTTTGACGTGCTCAAGCGTTGTCAGCCAGGGCTCGTAGTACGGCATGATTACTGTTGTGCCTCCGCGATGGCCAGGATCAGGTCCGGCACGATGACATTCCCGCGCGCACCGGTCCCCTTGATGGTCTTCAGGTCGATGCCCAGTTGAACGGCATACGCCTCTAGATCGTCCCGATTCCACGTGCTGAAATCGATCTTCGTCTCCGGATCAGCAGTCGGCTCGACATCCTCAGACTCAGGCGTCTCGGTTTCCTCTGGCTCGCTCGCGTCAGTGGCAGACGCCTCCGTTGCATCCGGATCGCCGGGTGGGTCACCAGCAGCCGTATCGACCTCTTCGACCGGCGGGTCGTCCAGCCGTTCGGCGTGCCCGTTGCTCAGCCAGTACTCCGCCAATCGCGGCGGCAAGGCGTCGCTGTCATACTCGCCAGGGGCCCAGATCCGCGACGGCTGGCTGCCGCCGCGCCAATGATGAAGCAGGTTTACACGCATGAAATCACCTCACAATGATCGGGCGAACGATGACCGTGTTGGCATCATTGGCCCCGGACACGGCTATCTTGAGTTTCCGGCCAGCCAGCGGAATGACGACATCATTCAGGCCGGTGACCGCCCCATCAGACGCCTTCAGCGAGGCGCCGCGTGGATACTTGTAACCGTCGGTATTCCCGGCGGCGATGACGAACAATTGCAGGTCCGACCCATCCGCGCCGACCGCATAACCGGTGAGCACGGTGGTCGCTGGTGCGCTGCCGTAGTCCACGTGCAGGCCATAGACGCCACCATGCACGCCATCACCGGTGGTGGCATTCCCGGTTGAGCTGCCGGCTGATCCATCGGTGACGATGGTCAGCGGTTGCAGTTCCTCGAAAAGGGGTTCGTAACCCATGGGTCGCTCCTCAACAGGGGCGATGACTCGCCCCTGCAATCTCATACTGCGCGGTGATGGTTAGAGCTGTACGTCGTGGTACAGCACTTCGAGGGTAATGGCGACGTCCGTCGTGGTCGGTGCGACCGTGCCGGTTTTGGTCCAATCCACCCCCAGCCGGTCACCGGCAACAAACGGAATCACGTTGGCATCTGCCGTCGCGTAATCCTGCTGCGCATCGTCGTCGGTGACTGCGGTCAGGCCGGTGCTGCCGGTTCCGTTGATGGTGGGTCGCCAGGTGATGACGCCGCCGGTCAGGTCCGCATTGTGGCGGACCGACAGACCGACGATGCTGCCGCTGCGGGTTGCTACATAGTCGTTGCTATCCGCATTCAGCGTGGTCGCGTTTCCGTCATCATCCGGCACATTGGCTGCCTGAAACGGCAGGACCGTCAGGTAGTACGTGACTGCGATGTTCTCCTGAAGCACTCCGCCCATATCGACCTCCTAAACAGCCAGGTTATACAGGGCGGCGGCGCTGTCATCGTTCTGGTGAACGAACGCCAGGCGCACAGTGGCGGTCAGCTGATAGGCGTCGTAGTAGGGAAGGAATGACACGTCAAGGCTCACACGGCGGCGATAGCCGACGTACCAGTTCGGACGGAAGGGTACGCAGATGCGCCCCAGGGTATTGTTGCCGGGCGTGGCCGACATCTTGCCATCGGCCTCAGCCAGCGACATTTCCGCGCTCACCAGCACCGGCGTGCCATCGATGAACCCGATCTGGCCGGTCATGGCGGTTGCCTTCGGGCCAGCCTTGTCCATCGTGATGAATTCGTTCAGGCCCAGCAGCTTGGCGTAGACCTCACCGCCAACAAGGTACGCCAGGGCATCCGGGCGCATGGCATACTGAGCGGGCATGGAGAAGCGCGCGCTGCGCAGCAACGCCAGTGTCGGCGAAACACCCTGGGCATCGACGGCACGTGTGGTGTCTTCCACCAGCGGCGAATGCAGCAGACCGTTGAAGGCCAGATACTTTTGGGTGTCGGCGGGATCGGCATCGTCGCTGTTGATGTTGCCGGTGGCCGCGTTGGTATCGTCGCCATTGAGCAGCACGTGATCGATGGAGTCCATGATGGCCCGCTCGGCCTGCTCGCGGTAGATATTGATGATCGGGATGATGCTGTCCTCGGTCAGTTCAGCCGAGAAGCCGACGCGCAGCGACAGCTTCTTGGCACTCATCTGAACTTTGGCTGAACCGATCTTGCTGTCTGGGGTGGGATTGTTGCCGTCGTTCAGTGCCAACTGATTTTCGTTGGTCGTCTCCGGCACATAGTAGACCGTGGGGTCCGCACCTTCGACCGGCAGTTCATAGGGGTTGGACGGCATCTCGACGGTGCGGAACAACGGCAGGATCACGTTATCCAGCCGGACACGCCGCCAGAGCTGGTTGCTCCACAGATCCGGCACCCACTCATCACCATAGTTGGCCTGCGTGCTGTGATCCAGCTCGTTGGCCTTGATGGCAACGTCGAAGGCCTTGGCGGCCAGTTCGGTGGGCTGAATGCGCCCGTTGCTGCGCTGCACCTTGTCCGCGATCTCGCGGTCGAAGCGCACGACTTTTTCGGTCTCTTGCCAGAACTTGCCCGCCCAGGGCGAGTGTTCGTCGTTACGCAGCTGCCGGGCCAGCAAGCGCATGTAAACCATATCCTCAGCGGACAGGTCCTGATACTTGCTGTACACGGTGATCGGTGCCGCGCCTGGCTGTGGTACGCTGGCACCGTTACCACGCTGCTGCGGCTGCTGGCTGCCCAGCAGACCTTTGACGGCCTCTGCCGCAGCGGCGTTGGTCGCCGCCTGCGCGGCCTTGATCGCGGCAAAATGATCGTTGACCGCTTTGGCGACGACCGGCGTCACCTGCTGCACAACGGCGGATGAACGAGCCGCGTCCATGTCCGCTTCCGGCTGCATGTTCGCCATGACTGACTGCATGACTTTGGCTTTGTCCTCATCGGACATCTGCGCATTCGTCTGCTGCAACACAGCGTCCAGTACAGCCATGACCACAGATTGTGTATCCATGTCTGTTTCCTCGTGCTCAGATTCTTCGTTCGGTGGGGGGTCTTCATCCGGCGGCGCCGTCTCCGGTGGCTCTATAGCCGCGTCGGGCTCTGTAGCCGGTGGCTCAGGTGCTGCGCTGTCAGAAGGTTGAATCACAGCGTCCGGCTGTTCACCGGACGCTGGGGTTTCACTCAGTTGGAGGGGCGCGGTATCCAGCCCCAGTTCCTTGTACGCGCTCTTGACGGCGCGAATGTCGGTTTGTCGTGGCTCGGCGGGTGCCGGCGTGGCACTGCCCTCGACGATAGGCCAGCGCTTGATCTGCCCGTCGCCAGCCTTCAGCACCAGGTGGGGTAGACTGCCGGACGACCAGCCGAGCACGCCTTTGTCGATGAGCTTGCGCACCGTCTCGACATAGCGTTTGCGCAGGTCGAGCTGGGCTTCGGCCCAGACGCCGGTGTCGTCCGGACGCAGGGTATCGATCACGCCGATGGTCTCTGCTTTGAGCGTGCCGTCCATCGCATGGTGATACAGCATCGGGCGCCGGTCGTACCAATCCAGGCCCAGTTCCGTGTCCGGGGTGAAGTACTCGCCCTGGAGGTCTTTCTGCGCTGAACTGCCCCAGACGACCAGGTAACCGCCAACACGCCCGGCGTCATCGAGCGCCTTGAGCGCGGTCGTCGGGTTGGGTTGCTCAGGTGAGTTTGCCATAATCTCTTCCACTACTCGATAATCGTCGCGGGCATACCGGATCACGTCCGCACCCAGTGCAAATGGCTCGAAGGTGATCTGCGGCATATCGGCACCGTCTGCCAGGTAGCCGATGGTGATGTGCGGCTGCCAGGCTTGCGGCTCGGAATACCGGCTCATGTCTGCGCCGGTTTGCGCCATCCGGTTGTAGACTTCGGCCTGGATCGCGTCGAGGTCAGGGCTGTGATCCACGACCAGCACCAGCGCGCGTTCTTCCGGGTTGTTAAACAGGCTCACGCCGGAGACGCGTACCCGCAGCGGCTCGAATGGCTCGACATACGTGCCCACGAAATCTTCGTCGGCCATGTCGGCGCTGTAGGCCAGAGTGATGTGATAGTTCTCCGGTTCCTGGAAGGTCACACTGGCATCTTCGGCGGTGTCTGCGATTTTTTGCCGGATCGCCAGCAGTTCATCGCGCTCGCCGAGCTGGATGTAGGCATATGCGGGAATAGGCATCCTTCACTCCCCTACGGCACGACAATGCGATACTGGCCGGCGGCCACGCTTGCCGCGATGCTTTGCGCCCAGGACACCTGCGTATCGGCGATGATCCGGGTCAGCACCTGCGTGCCCATGACCTGGGCCTCCAGTGGGTGGCCGGTGCGAATATGGCCGGGGTTCGGCTTGCCACCGCGCGCCCGGATGTTCTGGGCAAATGAGAAGACGTACGCACTCACGGCACTCAGGTTCTCCATCGACAGCCGGTTGCCCCGTGCCGTCAAGCGCCACTGCCGGTTTAACTGGCCGGTGCGAATATAGGCGCCCGTGACCGGGTCCGAGGGGATCAGGCGATTATTGACCGCGTACCAGTACCAGGCCCGTGCGCGTTCATCTGCTGCGGGGTTGGTCGACCAGGCGCCTTTCTGGGCACCGTGCTGGGAGGGGCCGGGATCCATATCCCGCATTGGCGCGAGATAGTCTGATTCATGCTTGGCGACGGTCTCCGCCATGATCTGCTCATTGGCCCGCTGAGCATTCTTGAGCAGATCGCGGTAGCCATCCATGGGTTTCGTATCGATGCGAATGGACATACGAACCGGCATGATTATGCGCTCCCCATCAGCCAGCTCACATCGCCCTGCCGTGGCTTATTCGTCACGCCCAGCCGGCACTTGCAGCCCTGCTTGCATTCCGTATGTCCACTGCCAGGTCGCAGCTTGAGCTGGCGCCATTCCTTCGCCGGCAGCACGGTACCCGCCAGCCGCGGACAGTGGCTGCAATGTTCCTCCGCCTGGCCCAGGAACCACTCCAGCATCTGATTCGGTTTCCCGACTTCGATGCCGCGCAACCGGGCGTCGTTCAATGAGACATCCGCCCACATCATGGCGCGGTGTCGGACCTGCACTTCGGTGATCCCCTGCTTGAAGATCTCCGCACCCAGGTTGGTGACATAACCGGATTGTTCGGCCTGCCACTCACGGAAAGAGCGCAGCTCATCACTGCCGAGGCTTTCCGGGTCATAGCCAACCTCGTTCATGCCATCCCGGAAGGCGATCAGGCCGTAGCGGCGCAGAGCCGACCGCATCGCCCCGGCAAATCCCCGGCGCGTCGATTCGTCTTTCTGGGCCGCGCCGATCACCCGCATCATCTCATCGATGAACTGGGCACGGGTATCCACGTACGCCTTGACCAGGCGCATCAGGCTGTAATCGTGCTGGATCAGCGACGCTTCCTGGAGCAGCTCGCGCGCCTCGTCGAAAGCACTGCCGGTTTTCGCGCTGTCGCCGCTGTCGATAGTGGCCTGCAACCCTGCGGCAATGTCCGGCGGGATTTGCCGGGGTACGAAGGCGCGTTTGGCATGGGTGCCGTTGTGCAAAAATTTTTGCCAGCGCGCGAGTTCGTCCATCGCGTCGGACACAAAGAACACTGGTTCCGTCACCACCTGCGACTCGACGACGTCGGGGTCGATGGATCGCAGTGCCGGCTGCCCGGCGGGTAATTGCGCGGGCGTGCTGGGGCGCTCGACCGGCTGCGACACCGCTTGCAGGGCCATCGGCTGGGGCTGCCGCGTGAGCTCGTTGATCTGCGCCAGTTGGTTTTCAGGCACCGCGACCATACCCGACGGAAACAGGTAGAAGTCGCCACCGGGTATAGAGGCTTTCCCCTCTGCCTGGAGCGCCTGGTTGAACGTGATCCAGCCACCGTGCAGCTTCGTCTTGATCATCTCGGCACGCTCTTTGGGATCGATCAGGTTGGCGCGAATATCATCCACCGGCAGCCGGAAGTGGTGCGAGTCGCTGCTGTCGAAATACGGCAGCAGCATGGTATCGACGATGTAGGCCATATCCCGCGCCGCGGGGATCAGGGAGTTGTCATACCAGCCGATGCGCTGCTCCGGCGAAAGCTGGTACGGATTCTGTTCGTAGACGATCAGCGGCAGAGGCACGCCGGTAGCCGTCGCAGCGGCCTGCTGGGCATCCTGCTTGTACACGCGCTGCTCAGCCGGAGCTGCCGGTGTCAGCACGGTGCTTTCCAGTGCCGGCGGCAGGACCAGCGGACGCCCGGCATTCTGTGGGCCGCTCGCCTGTTCCTTGAGTGCGGCCAGCAGCTGCTCCATTTCCGGCTCGGTGATGGTCTGATTCTTGGCGACGAACACGACCCGCGAGTGCAGGCCGTTCTTGACATAATTTCGGCTGGCAACCAGCACCCCGCGCTGGATGTTCATGTCGTCCAGCACTGCCGAGAGCATCGACTTGCCCCGGTTGTCATTGAAGGGGTTGAACGTGTAATCGTAGACCAGCTCGTCCGGGCCGTAGTGGTCGATCCGGTCGTCACCGGCATAGTCGAAGCCCAGGATCTGGCCACGCTGGATGTTGACCTGCGTCACGAGGCTGTTGAGCACCCGAAACCCGAACATGGTCGTCAGGAAGGGCATTCCGGGTACGGACCCCTTCACCGGCTCGATGAACGCCTCACCGGTCAGGATGCGCCAGTATTCCCACTGCCGGAACAGATCGTGATGGTATTCCCGCCGCGACCGCTCGAAGGCCTCCATCAGGGGGTGATTCTCGATTACCTCACCGGTCGCCTTATCGACGACCTGCCCCTCATGCAGAAGCTCGGCAATCTTGTTGGCGCGAATGTCGGCGGCTCGCTGCAACCACACGACAGCACAGTACGCCTGGGCATAACCGGCTTCGCTGGCCGGGATTTCTCGAAAGCCGCTGCTGTTCCGTCGCCAGGCGCTGCCATCCCCGGCGCTGGTCAACGACTTGCCGGACAGCACGCTCAACTGCCCGCTGCCATCCATCTCCAGAATCAACGGATCGTTCGCCATGGACTGGCGTGAGACAGTTTGAACAGACCCGCCGGTCAGCCGGGCGCGCAGATTTGCGAGAATAGGCATTAAGATAATCCCCAGGGAAGATCGAATGAGATAGCTGGACCGGGTGCGTGTTCCAGTGCCATGACCATATAACGCGACCCATCCAGGCCATGATTATTCAGGTCGAGCGGCACTTCCTTATTTGATTTGCCCTCTTTGGCTTCCGGCCAAGTGTAGACCGGAAACTCATGTTCTGTGCAGCAGGGATGCAGGTCACCCGGATATTCGCGGTACAGCACCGGGTCATACTCGACACACGCCTCCTCGACCAGATAGAGGCGGGGCTTACCGTCGGGTTGCACCTTCAGCCGTTCCTCGACCTTCTCAATCCCGACGCTGATTTCCTTTTTGGCCGGGATGGTGCCAATGCCGTTTTCGTCGAGGGTGGCCCGATCCTCGGCATCGTGATCCGCGACCCGGAAGTTGATGCGCTCACCCTGCTCATGCCAGACGTTGTTTTTGGATTCGTCGCTCAGCATCGACCAGTCCGCCGGCGACACGCCGCTTTCGAGGCGCTTGATGTGATCGCTGTGCACTTTGACCGTGCGCTTGGTGTAGTAAATCTCGCGGTAGAGGTAGAGCCGGCCATCATAGTCTTCGCCCCACCATTGGGCCACAAACGGGTTGGTATAGCCGAAATCGATGCTCATGTATCGGTTCCGGAATTCCGGCAGTTGATCGCGCGGGATCACATGGATCGAACGATCATAGCCCTCGTAAACCACACCCTCCGCAGCAACCCATTGACCATCGCGACCGCGCTTACGCCGGATGCCGGTCAGGCCGTCCAGCACATCCATCGTACGGACGCCCTGCGCAGTCAGCTCGCCGGTGACCTGGTCATACAGATTCGGGTTGTAGCGATGCAGCTGGGTGAAAATCTTCAGCCGGTCGCGGTGCAGGATCCAATGTGTTGGCGGTCCCGGATTGCAGTCGCCCATCAGCTGGGTGTACGGCGTGTTGCCCGATCGGCCTGTGCATCGGGTGGAGAGCTTTTCCCAGGCATCCAGGCTTACCTCTTCGGCCTGGTTGATGTAACCGAAGTCAAATTCGCCGGAGAGAATCCTGTCGGGATTGTCCAGCCCGCCGCACATTATTTTGCTACCATTCGGGTACAGGTAGAACTCCGGCTTGCTACCGCCATACTTGCGAATCGGCGACCCTGGCTCATCCGGGTGTACCGGCAGGATCTTATTCTCATAAGTCACAATGGCCGTGTTGATCAGGCTCTTGTACGTCTGGCGCATCATGAATGACCATGAGCCGGGATATTTCACCAGCAGGGCGTGCAGCTTATGCAGCGCCGCGTAGGTCTTGCCAGTCTCATAGGGGCCGGACAGCATCGCTTCTGGCCCCTTGTAGCGCCAGAATTCACGAGCTTGCCCATACAATATCGGCCCATCCTTGGCCCGGTCGATGGCGACAAGCATGGTTATAATTCGTCCGTGCTCATGCCGGTTTTGAAGATGATCTTCTCGCCGCCGGATGTGAGGTCGAGATTATCCTTAAAGATGCCCAGCGAACGTCCGATGAGTTCGAGGGCCTTGAGCCGGTCATACCCTTCGACCATGCCCTCATACTCCAGAACCGGGCCGTCGCCAGAGGCGTCGTCGGACTCAGAGGCTTCGACGATGGCGCGTTTGATACGAACCTTTTTGATCAGGTTCGACTTACCAAGCGCTTTCGCTTTCTGGAGGTTGGGCAGTCCGCGATCATCTGTGAGGTCCGTCACATCCCCGCGCGCGATCTGCGCCAGGTGATAGAGCACCTCATTCGTATTCATCGCGGATTCGGCCATCTTCTTCTGAATTGCGTCCTGAACGTCAACATTTGTCAACAGGCGTGACCCCTGCTGACGGGCCGTTTTTTCGCTGTATCCGGCTTCGATCGCGGCGCGCGTGGCATTCCAGCAGCGCAGATAGGCATCTACGAAAAGCTGCTGTTTATGAGTCAATGCCACAGTTGTCTACCTACCCTGTCGACGATCTCCAATCCAGTCACGAGCGCATCCTGCTATAATCCAGCGTCCGCAGTTCGGCGTAATCCAACACTTCAATAGCGCGGCGGCGTGTGTCGGCCCGGATTTCGCTGTTTCGGTAATCCAGCCACGCCGGCCAGTCGGCCCGCGACCGCTGCTTGCACCAGACGTCATAACAGGCTGGGCAGAACTCACGTCCGCCAGGCACCCGGTAATGCTCATTTTTCGTGCAGTAGCAGTAGTCGAAACCGGCGCCGGGGCATTCATGATCCAGAGTCGCGATGATACGTTGGATGCGCCGCTCCCGGTTCGGATCATCGCGTTCTACTATATATGCAAATGAATCGGCCCCAGTAAACGTTTTTGCTTCTAAACGGAGATCTGCCCGCCGCAAAAGCTGATACGCTGCCTGCGGGGTGATACCCAACTCGTGGCCGACGTAGATGTAAATCTCCATGGGGCGCTGGATACCGCGCACATGGAGGGCAGCTGACCGCACCTCGACCGCCTGCCGCTGCCGAGCCGTAAGGGGTCGATCTGGATCCGCCGCGTTGTGCGCTGCCGTGAACCCCTTGAGCATCGCGCCGGTGTCTGTCGGGCGCTTCTCGGTGTCGGCCAGCAGGTCGAGGATCTTCTCACGCCGTACTGCCCATTTTTCCTCACCGGCATCGCGCTTCGCGCCAGTATTTAAGATGTCAACGTAATCACTGGGGTCGACCCAGGTCAATGGCCGCAGCCATTCGATAGTCGTATCGCTCAATGTCATCTCACAAAACAAGACGTCACATAGCCTCAGTATGCAGCACCTGAGACTATTTAACGGCAAGATTTGCGCGGTTTTGGAAAATAAGCTTTATTAATTCTTGGAACAGAGGATATGAGGTAAAATTTCTATTAAGGTTATGGATAATTTAATGGCTTGATCTGAGTAGGTAGAAAAAACAAAGTCGACTACATCACATACGTGAACCATCTACATAGTGATAACGGAGTCACATCGCTATGGAAATTGAGCCACAAATTTGTTCGTTGAGAAACATAAACTCAATGGTTCAGGTTGAATTGAGCATTGTTGACGCTTTTCATAACGTAGCCGTACAATTAAATAACGATAATATTCCCATATTCAAATCCATCATGAACGGCAAAACTATGTTACCTTCACCTGCAATTGCTGGGCTAATTAGCTCGTCGCTCGAGGCGACTCCTTTTGCAAGCGAATCTGACTTAATGGATACCGTTTTAAGACATATCGAGCATTTTTTGCAGCATGAACATGTTCAGATTGCCACTGAAGTACAAGTTGGGTCTGGCTATGTGGACTTGATCGCTGCGCGAGTGACAGATAAAGCTTTGGATAGATTGTCTCATGCAATAAGCGGTGTGGAAGCTTGTCTTCTGGCAAACATGCATTATCGGCAGAGACTTCGCCTTTCAACCATTGCCAAACGTTGCTGTATATCAGTTCAAAAGGCGGAGGCAGCCATACATAACTTATCTACGATGGGTTACGTCCACTCTGTTGGATCCTGTTATGTCCGGAATGCTCCTTTTGTCACTGATATTGTTGCCGTAGAGGGCAAACTAAGAAACTGGCGACGTGCTTTGTCTCAAGCGCACCGAAATCGCCTGTTTACCTCTCAAACTTATGTGGCTCTAGACGCGAGATATGCAAGACCGGCATTAGCAAACCTAGATGTATTTCATCACTACCGCGTTGGATTAGCCATAATCTTCCAGAGCGGGGATGTTCATGTCGTATATAGACCTCCGAAGGGTCGACCAATTGCTAACGTCATGCCGATCATCGCTGAAAATGCTTTATTGCAACAGTTGAACTAAATGTGAGGTGCCATGATACCCTGGACTGAAATGACAATTGATGAAGCGCAAGCAATGTATGGTCGCTTGGGTTATGTGATTGAGCAAGTTCCGCCTCAAAGAGGTTCATTCAAACAGGTTTTTCGCGCACAATACAAAAACAGTCTAGTTGCACTAAAGGTTCTGCATCGACTCGACGGCGAACTATACAAGCGTACCCAACGCGAGGTCGATCTCATGATGGAGATCGATTCACGGTATGTTGCCAAAGTATTGGATTATAACTTTGGCGCTCCGGGCTATAAAGGTTATATTGCTGAAGAATACATTTCTGGCATTTCTCTGGATGCCAAAGCTAGGCAGCGTGGCCTTCGGCAAGACGAAATGTTCCACATAATCGACAACATTTTTCAAGCATTGCTCATCCTTGAATCTGCTAACCACAACGTTGTTCATCGTGACGTCAAGCCATCTAATATCATGATGCGCGAAAATGGCGATGCCGTTCTCACTGACTTTGGTTTAGCCCGAGCACTTGACGAGTCAACCATTACTTCATCGGGAATGCAGATCGGAACCTTGCGATACTCGCCACCTGAATTTCTTCACTATCACAGCGGGTCGGTCGATCAAACCAGTGATCTTTTTTCATTGGGCATAATGTTTTATGAGTTTCTCTCTAGCCACCATCCATTTCTAGATCCAAACAATGGAGGCAGCCTCGCCGAGCAAATGCTTAAGTCGCCGCCAAAGCCACTCGACATGGTAAACCCATCGATAGATCCTAAACTAGCGCGTTTTGTCATGAGGTTGATAGAACGTGATCGCGTAAACCGTTACCCGAGTATCGCTGAAGCTTACAACCGTTTCAAGCGGTTCCTTTAGAACAGGCAGTTTCGATCATGTACAATGGACCATTTTACCTACACCAACCCGGATATGGTGATTTCTCACGTGTATCCAAACTATTGAATGAGGGGGTTGGAGATGGTGTAGTCGTCTTTGCTGACGCAGCAAAGCGAACAAGTGAAAAAAAGTTTCCCGAATATCTTGCTGCATTCCGATCATCTGGCAAGCAAATGTTCATTGACACGGAGCAATATGATCCGGCTTTTATTGGTGCAGAAGTCAACCCCGACGGTTCAAAGGCGCTGCTCGACTTTGATGTCTGCCATCAGTACGTGGCTTCGAGCCTCGCCTTACAGCATGACAATCAATGCAACGGCTACATTATTCCAAACGTAGAGACATCCACACTCAGTCCTAGTTGGTACGAGCTCACACGAGTCCTATGCGCCACATCTACAAATTGGATTGACAAACATGGTGATGGCAAACTTCCGTTAATGTTGACAATAGCGGTGCCAGCCGGTTTCATTGCCGATGCTGAGAGTCGCCTTGAACTACTTAATCATCTTACTTGGCTAAAGTCATTCGTCCGCGGATACTACATTAATTTGATTGATGTTCCTGAGATTTTAACAGATACAAGACTTATTCATGGACTTCTTGACATGGTATTCCGTCTTAAGCGGCAGAAAGTCGATATTGTTTTTGCCAGAGTTGGTGGGTGGGTGCCTACTTTGTTTCCACTTGGCCTTGACTATTTTGCAAATGGTAGCACTAAGAGTCTACAAAGATTCCAAAGCAAGCGTGATCCCCGCAAAACGGGCGGATCAGGTCCTGTCAACTATGTGAACATCTGGTCTCCCCTGACAATGAGCTATGTCAAATATCCTGAAGAAGCTGACGTTCTCCATAAAGAGTTGTCACAAGACCAACTGCAGCGACTCTATGGAACCGATTCTGGTTATGCACCACCCGTTGATCGAAAACCAGAATCAGTTTTTTACTCGAAAGGATATAACCAACCAAGACGGCTAAACCATTTTTCTGCAACACAAGCTCGTTTAGCCAATCAATATAGAGGTCGTTCGTTTAGCGATAGAATAGTCGCAGTTGAAAAAACCCTTTCCGAAGCATATCGGAACGATCAGGAACTGGGTAAGTTGTTTAATAATCCTAACCGTGGACAAGAGAAGAAAATATGGCTCGATACCTTCAATCGCTTTGTTGAAGAAAACCGGTTTGATCTCGAAGACCTATATGATTAATAAGATTGACCATCGCTAACTCTTGTTCGTTATTAGGTTTCAGGAGCGTTCAGCCGTGCGACGCGCTCGTCAAAATGTGCAATCTCGCTCGGCGTTAGGTCCATCTCTGCAACAACCTGATAGGCAGCCAGACCGGCGATATACCACTTAATGGCAACCCACTTCTCCTGACCCCGCGTAGGTGACTGAACGGTCACCAGGTAAGCGCCGACCTGTTCACCTCTGGTCGGGTCAAGATACCGAAAATGATAATGCGGATATAATTCACTGCCGGCCACGACGACCTGATCCGGCTCACGTCGAGAAATGTCCTGGCCATAACTGCGACCTCCCTGCGGGGAATAAGAAGCGCCCGCCGGTGGCAGTGGCAGGCGCTTAGTGCCGGGTACGCAGGGGATAACCGTTGGACTAGCTCTATCCCGGCGTTAGAGCATGACGATGCAGACAGCATAGAACATGTTTTCGCTATCAGGGTGGACATAAGGTTTGAAAATGCTCACCGCTTGAAGAGTGCCAGCTAACCGGCGCGCGAATCACCCCCAGATAGTGGGGTGCATTGTGTATACTTTATAGTATATAATTAAAACAGTTGAGGATAGCAGCTTACTAATACGATACGCAGCGGGACCGGGACGCCTTAAAAGTTAAACCCTGCGGGGGAACTGGGGGACACGCTACCCCTGCCTAATTGCCAAAAGCGCAACTATTCGGCGGACGGGCAAGCCCCCAGTCTTTGGGGTAATAAGTATATACTATATAGTATATACTTAAGGTGTAGTCAGATAAGGAGTACATCATGATTGAACTGAACACCCGCTACACCCTCACACCCCCGGCTGGCGCTATCTCGTTTGAAGGCATCCGCCTGATTTCGTCGTGGATCGGCCAGCAGCGCGGTACGTCGCCCGAATGGCAAGCCGCCAATCCCGGTAGCGAGAGGCTTTACATCCCCCGCCTGCCGGACGACTGGCAGTGGGTATGGGAAACCAGCGATGGCAAGCTGACAACCCGTGTCCGCAAGTTCTACTACAAAGAGTATGGCCTGAAATGCCCGCCTAGTTTTCTGACTCAGGTTGGCAATCTGGGGCGAGATCATACCAATGACGACACGGTTTATCATTTCGAGTTCGTCAATGAATTTGACTGGTATCCCGGCGATTATGGCGACTCAGGCAGTTGCTACTGGGGCAGCAATGCAGAAGCCCGTGAAATACTGGCGGATAATGGTGCTCTGGCAATGCTGTTTTATGACAATGAGAACGCTGGAATCGCCCGCGCCTGGGTCGTGCCGATGGATGATTATCACATCGTTTTCAACGGCTATGGGTTCGCTGGTCATTCCACACTCATTATCGCCCGCGTGATGTCATTCCATCTCAATGTCACCTACAAAAGCATCTCGCTGCGCAATAATGGCACGTCCGACGGCATGTTGTGGATTAACGGTGGCAGCGGCTATGTCGTCGGGCAAAGCGACCTTATCACCGGGATTCGCAGCTATGACTTTGAATGGTATACGTCAATGGGTAGCTGCAATAATTGTGGCGATACGATTGTTGGCGAGGATGACCTGTATCACGGCCCTGACGATATGCCCTATTGCCAGTATTGTTTTTACGAACTATTTGACTACTGCTCGCAGTGCGGCGGTACGCACTGGCTGGAAGACCTGCGCACCGTTGACGATGAATATTATTGTGACTGGTGCTGCAATCGGCACTGCGTGCCCTGTTCCAAGTGTGGCGAGCTGGTGCCAACCCGCCGGGCAACCGAACGGGAAGGACACCATTACTGCCACGAACATAGTTGACGACAGGGGGCTGCGGCCCCCTTTTTTTGGCGCTTCGCTGAACATTTGTGCTTTCGGCAGCCAGGCAGGGGTGGCGTGTCCCCCAGTTCCCTCTGCCAGCCAGAGGTTTAACGTTTAAGGCGTCCCGGTCCTGCGTATTCAGTTGTCGGTCGATCCTCCTTTCAATTATTGCTTTAGTATATACTTTTTAGTATACATATATAACCCCACTAAATAGGGGTTCACTCGCTTGACAGTATATTCTTTATAGTATACACTTAATTCAGGATAGTTAAACAACAGGGAGCCATCATGTTTGACCACTATACCCACACCCAGGCGTTCGCAGATGCCGTCAAGCGCATCGTTTACGACTCAGGTGCCCCACGTCCACAGCAGCGGCCGGCACTGAGTGCGATCAGCAGTTTCGAGCGTTGCGACTGGCGACCGGAAGTGATGCAAGAGTGTGCCGATTATCTGAATATCACCGGCCTACGGCTGGATGATGAGGGTCGGTTGATCTATGACGAGCCGGACCAGGCCCCCACGCAGGCGGCGCTGGTGATCGAGGTCCTCTTGACACGCTACGTCGAAGCGCTTGAGGGGATCCAGTCGCCGGTGTATTCAACGAAGGAAGCAGCCGTCTACCTCGGCGTCAGCGTGCCGACCATCAAGAAGTACGTTCATCAGACCGAATCGCTGCCGTCGATCAAACGCGGGCACGCACTAATCTTTACCCGCGAGATGCTGGATGCCTTTGAGAAGCCCAAATACGGACGTCCCTGGCATCGGGAAATAACCTAGCGTGTTTTTCTTTATGGGGGAAGATATGGCTAACGACCATTTTTCAGACGGACCAATACGAAGTTACATAATTGGCCTACAGCAGCAGATGGTACGTCAGATTGATTCCTTAACAGGAGATGACCTACAGAATTCAAATCTTGAGTCTCTACAAAATGCCCTGGTGCAGCAATATTGGATCACGATCCCACAATTTGACGAAAGCAACATACGCCATGAGCGGTATGAAAAAGCCCGTCCGATCATTTATGGATCTAGAACCGTTACTCACCGAGGTACAATTTTCGTTTTCTACGTTCCATATGAAGGAGATGAAAATCTTTTTTATTACTATCCAGGCAGTTCCTACGCTACAGTGGGTGATGGCATTGAGGTCGCTATTCAGGGGAATGAACTCGTATTCACAATTTGGAGGGAGGCCGATCTGGAGAATGCGACAAGGGCGAGCCATGCGATTAGTTCAAGTTTTAAGTATGCCTTGAGCATTTATCAAGGCAATGTCCAGCGACATGAGAAGGAGGTAGGACGCTATAACAACGAACTTGCTACTCAAATTGCTGCTCAAATCCAAAACAGACTCAAAAAGCTTCAAACTGATGAAGAAATTTCGAAATCGTTAGGATACCCTCTTCGAGAACGGCCTGACAATCCGCACACATTCGAGATCCCAGCAATACGCCAACGAATCGCCAAGCAGGAGCTGAATTCGTCTCGCCAAAAACCTCTTTCTCTAAGTATGGCAAATTATGAACAAATTCTGATGGCGATTCAAAGCATGGCCCAAATTATGGAGTACAACCCATCGGCCTTCTCCGAAATGGATGAGGAAACCCTTCGCACATTATTCCTTGTCCCTCTCAATTTGCACTTCACAGGTGATGTATCCGGCGAAACGTTCAATTTTGCCGGTAAGTCGGATATCTTGATTAAGCACAAAGGCAAAAATATCTTTGTGGCCGAATGCAAGTTCTGGAAGGGCCCAAAGTCATTTCACGACGCAATTGGCCAATTGATGAATCGCTATGTGTCATGGCACGATACCAAAACAGCCATACTCCTCTTTAACAGGAATGGCAATTTCTCCCGTGTCCTCAAGCAAATACCAGAGATCGTCGAAAAGCATTCACTATATCGCTCAAACATGGATAGTCAGATCGAGACTCAGTTTCGCTTTATGCTTGCGCATCCAAGTGATCCAGAGCAAGAAGTTATGTTGACGGTCATGGCTTTTGAGGTACCAAATCTTGGCACGGAATAACAACAGCATCTCAATTAATCACCAAAAGTGCGCCAACACTGGCCATAATTATTTCGGGATCAGCCCCAAAGCAGGTAACCAGGCTCATCTCCTGTCTCCGGCATCATGCTACAGTGACGCTATCGTCTAATAATTACGGAGATAATGATGGCTAACAGACCATCCAGGAGCCGACGGAATCAAAACGCCATAATCGGCGCCGTTATTGCTGTAATTCTCGTGGTGATTGTCCTGGTCTTACTACTTAATCGTCCAGCACCCCCAGTCACCGATGTGGATCAGGATCCGACGGCGACGCTGGAAATGCTGGACGAAGCCACACCCGAAGGTGACGGCGAGCTGGACACGATCGAACCGACCGTTGAGGATGCCATGGAAGAGCCAACAGTAGAAACCGAGCCGACACTGGAAGGTGAGGCGACCGAAGAAGCAGCGTCTTAGTGCTGCATTCAGTTAATGGTAGCTTATGGAGGGATGGGTATTATTGTACGGTCCCTCCATCTTTATTGTCTGATTTCTCCTTCGCCCGACTTGGTTGCCAAAATTGCGGGTGGCTGGAGTCTGTAAAGCGCCCCGTATCAACCTCTGGAGACCATTTGGTGTTATCAGGCAAGACAGTTTCCTCGGTGAATTTTGCTAACCCAAGTTTCGCTCCAGATAGGTCTGCGAGCCGCAAATTTGCCCCTTGCAGATTAGCATCAACCAAATCTGCACCCTTTAAGTTGGCGAGCATCAGGTTAGCATGTTGCAGGTTGGCAGCCACCAAATTAGCACCCTGCAAGTTGGCTCCAGCCAAATTAACCCCTTGCAAATTAGCTATCATAAGGTTTCCCCCCTTGAGCATTCCGTCGTCACCCTCAAGCCAATCGTAAGCGTAGATCTCCTCAACTGCCTTAATGGCTATATCATTCACAATGCTTCTGGCATCGCGCAGTAACCGGGTGCGCAATTCGGCGACACGACGTTGCTCATCCAGCGCTGCTTTCCGCCCACCAATCAGGAGTTCAAACAACGCAAATGTGACAATCGCACCCATCATTTCTGTACTAAAGTTCTGCAACCAGCCTGACCACCACTCTGAATCAGCCCCTGCTGGACTATATAGAGCTGAAAAGATGCTGCTGCCAACAGCAACCACAATCAAGATCAAAAACACTGCCATGTTGATATTCGTCAATCGCCGCAAGATGGTACTCACTCCGACCTCCGTTTTAGAATTATTTAGCAACTTTCAAAGAGCGTGGCCCACCAATCAGTGGGGTCGAGGTTGATTATCGTCCGCTTATCAAATTATCCTGCTCTTGTTTTTGTACTTACTCGCAGGAATCGAAGCTTAACGGCATAATGAAAAGTCTATTCATTACCCCGAGTGGCGCCAAACAGCTATGGGACGCTGCGGAGAGGTCACCGTATGGCTCACCTGTTTTTCTCATATGCACACGCTGATGCAGATCGTCTGCTACCGATACATGCCCGTATGGAATTGATCACGGAGCACAGTCTGTGGCTGGACAAAATCGGACTGGAGCGTGGCACGGCCTGGGAGAATTCCATCAAGGCAGCCATTGATGACTGCTATGGCGTCATCTTCGCGGTAACCAAAACCTTTATTACGCGTCCTTTTATCCTGAATAAGGAAATTCCATGGGCCTTCGATCGTTTCAAGGACAAACAGGGCGTGCAGTTATTCCCTATTCTGTTTGATGATGTGGAATTGCCAGACCTACTCAAAACGCCTTACATCACCCAACTAATCGATGCGCGGGATGGTGTTATGGAGCGTGTGTATGACGAGCTGAAACAGATCCTCCCACCACCACAAGCGGGCAACCAACCTTTTGTCGTCTCGTGGCCACGGCTACCGAACTTCAAAGGTCGCGACCAATTGTTGATGGAACTCCATCACAAGATGATGGGTGAAGGCCGAGTAGGTGTCAAGACAGCCGGCCTTCATGGCACCGGCGGTATCGGCAAAACGCAGCTTGCAGTGGAGTATGCGCACCGGTACCGCTATTACTACCCTGCCGGCGTCTATTGGCTCAACGCAGCAGCAGACTGGCGCCAGGAGATTGCGGATTGTGCTGTTCATTTAGACCGGAGCCTGATCGAGCGAACCACAGATGAGAGAGTCTTAGCCTTCAGGGAACATCTGGCGGCGCAGGAAAACGACGCGTTGCTGGTACTGGATAATGTGGCAGATCCCGCCGAGGTGGCACGCCGTTTGGTTGCGCCCAAACTCACATTGATGGACATCTGCCAGCAAACCCGGACCCGCTTGTTGGTGACGACACGAAAACAGACATTGGATGGCTTTGTAGCCGTGTCGGTCGATGTGCTGGCACCATTGGACGCGCGGGCCGTGCTGTTGGATGCCTGGGTCACCAGCAGACGTAATGATGCGGCTGATGTCGACGCCTTGGATAGCATCGCCGAGTCGCTGGGTTACCTACCGCTGGCACTCGCATGGATGACAGCAGCGCTTCAGGAACTACTCGACTTAGCGCCAGGGGATTTACTCGCAGAACTAAGGACTCGAGGGCTCGACGATTTAGTCCGCGAGTTGCAGCGGAACAGCATCGATCTGGGCACACCGGAATATCACGACCGACTCGTGGCCACTGCCCTCAGTTGGCAACTAAGCCAATTGAAGAGTGTTACGCCTGTCCAGCTATTGGCGTTGACGGCTGCCTACGGTGAAGCTGCAATTGTGCCTCTTGAACGTCTGCGCCTGCTGGCCAACCTGCCTGATAAGGGGTTAGTACGTCCATTTCCCAAAGCCATAAAAGAATTGCAGGCTTACAATCTTGTCGAAACACTCGATAATAAAACTGCACTTCGTCTACATCCTTTGACCCAGCAATATGTAATGCAGGAACTTCATGCACCCATAGTTATGGGCGAAAATATTGTACATCTGGTTAACGCATATCGCGACCCAACAACAATAGATGTTCAGACAAGAAAGCGTGGTTTTAGTGAAATTTTGGAGGATCTCCGAGCCACACAAGCGGTGTTACCCACAGCCAACGCTCATCTAGTTACACTCATTAGAGTGTTCCTATTGGCAGAACCACATCTTTTACATGTATCCGACGGGGTCCAGGAAAGCTATGTCCTCCAGCAAATCCGCGACCGCGCCTACCATGAAGGCGTTGAGCCACTAATATCTGACTGTGATGTTTGGCTGGAGAATAAACGCTATATAAGAAATGTTGGAAAGGCTTTTCCTGCCGATGCAGCATTACTCAGGATAATTCACGGCCATACCGACGCTGTTGTCGGAGTACTCGAGCTGAGCGATGGCCGCATCCTTTCCTGGTCTTACGATAGCAATCTGCGGCTATGGCAGCCAGATGGCTCACCTGGTCCGGTCCTGTTGGGTCATACGGGCGGCGTTAATGAGGCACTCGAGTTGAGTGACGGTCGCATCCTTTCCAGGGGTGCAGATTATGCTATTCGGTTGTGGCAGCTGGACGGCTCCCCCGGTCCGGTCTTCGAGGGCCACGACCATGCCGTTTTTGGGATGCTCGAGTTGAGTGATGGTCGAATCCTCTCCTGGTCTAATGACCGCACTCTGCGGCTGTGGCAGCCGGACGGCTCCCCCGGCCCCGTCCTCGAAGGTCACGCAGATGCAGTTTTGGGGGCGCTTGAGCTACGCGATGGTCGAATCCTCTCCTGGTCTATTGACGGCACTCTGCGGCTGTGGCTGCCGGACGGCTCCCCTGGTCCGGTCCTCGAGGGTCACAACAGCGCCGTGCAATGGGCACTCGAGCTAGGTGATGGTCGCATCCTCTCCTGGGCCAGCATTTTCCTTGGCAACGAGAATATCCTGCGGCTGTGGCAACCGGACGGCTCCCCTGGCCCCGTCCTTGAGGGCCATACGTATAGTATTAACGGCGCGCTTGAGCTAGGTGATAACCGCATCCTTTCCTGGTCTATTGACCGCACTCTGCGGTTGTGGCAGCCGGATGGCTCACCTGGCCCCGTCCTCGAGGGCCACTCAAACAGCGTGCGCGGGGCCCTCGAGTTGAGCGATGGCCGCATCCTATCATGGGCTGACGACAACACATTGCGGCTGTGGCAGCCGGATGGCTCACCTGGCCCAGTTATTGAGGGCCACACCGATACCGTATTTGGGGCGCTCCAGCTCCGTGATGGCCGCATCCTCTCTTGGACTGGAGGGTTGTTAAGCGCCCATGTCTTGCACATATGGTATTCGGATGGCACGCCTGGCCCTATGCTTAAGGGGCATCACCATATCATAGTTGGGGCCCTCGAACTGAGCGATAGCCGCATCCTCTCCTGGTCTTATGACACCACAATGCGGCTATGGGGCACCGATGGCATCTCAAATCCGGTCTACGAGAGCCACACTGGCAGTGTGACTGGTATGCTTCATATTACCGATGGTCTTATCCTCTCCTGGGCTCACGACAATGAGATGCGGCTGTGGCGGCCCGACGGCTCCCCCGTTCAAGTTCTCGAAGGCCATACCGATGTAATATCTGGTGCGCTTGAGCTACGCGATGGCCGCATCCTTTCCTGGTCCTTTGACAGCACCCTGCGGCTGTGGCAGCCCGACGGCTCCCCTGTTCAAGTTCTCGAAGGCCATACCGATGCCGTGTTTGGGGCGCTCCAGCTTCGTGATGGCCGCATCCTTTCCTGGTCCCTTGACAGCACCCTGCGGCTGTGGCAACCCGACGGCTCCCCCGTTCAAGTTCTCGAAGGCCGCACCGATGGTGTGTTTGGGGCGCTTGAGCTCCGAGATGGCCGCATCCTCTCCTGGGCTAACGACTATGAGATGCGGCTGTGGCAACCCGACGGCTCCCCTGGCCCGGTCCTTGAAGGTGACATCGGAGATGTGCTTGAGGCATTCGAGCTGAGTGATGGACGCATCCTCTCCTGGTACGACGATTTTAAGATGCAGCTATGGCAACCCGACGGCTCCCCTGGCCCCGTCCTTGAGGGCCATACCACCAGCATAATCGGGGCACTCGAGCTGAGCGATGGCCGCATACTCTCCTGGTCTAGCGACAGTACCCTGCGGCTGTGGCAACCGGATGGCTCACCTGGTCTGATCCTCGAGGGCCACGCAGGCAGCGTGCGCGGGGCACTCGAGCTGAGCGATGGCCGCATACTCTCCTGGTCTAGCGACAGCACCCTGCGGCTGTGGCAGCCGGATGGCTCATTGGGACCTGTGCTCAAGGGTCATGTCGGCGCTGTGTATAGGGCACTCGAGCTGAGCGATGGCCGCATACTCTCCTGGTCTAGCGACAGTACCCTGCGGCTGTGGCAACGGGATGGAATCCCGTGGGCCACATATGCTGGCTCGTCACCCATAACCTGCAGCATCCCGATTGAGAAAAAATCGTTATTAGTTGCAGGAGATAGCAACGGGCAAGTACTATTCCTTCAAATAATGGAGGGCCAATGTGGTGCTTCAGAATCCAACTCAGCATAAAACCCTCCTGTCATGACACACCATCCATCCGGAACGCGGGCCATGTGGCCGTTGGACAAGTCCTTCTCGCTCCAACCGGGCCAGATACAACCGCGCCGTTCGCTCGCTGATGCCCAAGTGATCCGCTAGCAAGGGCGAAATGACCGGCCCACGTCGCCAGCGGTTCAGTTCTTGCAGCACACGTACCACCGGCCCGCGCTCAAATGGCGAGAGTGATCGTTGCGGGGGCATGTCCCACACCAGCGGCAAAGCGAGCTGTCCCGGTGCAATCCGATGACGACGCATTCCTTATCCCTATTCAAATCCCATCCATTGCCCACAAAATCACCAACGTTGCTGTCATCGGTTCACCCTCAATCGTCGCCGGGCAACGACGAACCGCTGCCCGGTTTCATTCACAACGAGCGCGCTTGCCATCTGGACCGATACAACGCACTTCCCCCGGTCATCGCGCACCGGGTCGCACTGCATCCCGCGCAGCGCCGGGTCGGTCAGATGATCACCCAGATAGGTGTAGCGCATCACGATTGACTCCACTCCCACAGACCCAGCTTGCCGACGGCAGGCACCGGTTGCGGGAAGATGTCAACGACCTTGACCAGCCACGCATAGCGGCCCGGCTCATAATTGCCCAGCGCGTGCTCCATCGGGCTCAGTCTGGGCAGCAGCTCATGCGTCCGGTAGACCTTGCGCAGCTCGACGATGCCCAGCACACAGCCCAACGGCAGATCGGCGTCGATGATGGCTCGCGCCTCCGGAAAGCGGCGTAACTGCGCGGCCATGTCCCGATCTGCTGCGTCATACCCCTTGGCGGCGTGAATGGTGATCTTGCCCCGGTAGCCGGTGTTCCAACTGCGCGTCTCGAAGCGCTTGACCTGGGCCATGATCAGGCTGGCATAGGGCTGCCGGATGCTAAGCGTTTTCACCTTTCACCCCCTGCCGGTAAGGCCATCAGACGCGGGATCTGTTCGACCAGCTCCGGCGCACTGGACTCTGCCACTGTGTGGCCGCCAGGCAGCAGCAGCCAGGGGATAAACGCCGTCCGCGGACCCAGCACTTTGGCCGCGACCACGCGCGATTTGACATCGTGATACATCATCGTCGCCGCCTGGCGCTGGGCAGCCAGCGGCTTGCCGGTTCGAGAGGGCAGCACCGGCCAGCTCAGCCGGAACCGGTCGCCATTGATCGTGAAGGTCAGCACGTAAGCGGCACGGCCCTCCATCTCGCCGAACATGTAGCCCTGCACCACGCCGTCGACGCTGGCGATCAACTTCTTCGTCTTATCGATCCAGGTGTCCGGCGCAGCATTGCTCGACAGCCAGTAATTGACATCTTCGGCATAGACCATCTCGATCATGCGCCTGCCTCCTTGCCTAGCGTCATCATCCGCTTCAGCAGGGTATAGAATGGCCCATCCAGCCAGCGTGTCATCGCCGCCCCCATCGCAGCGTAGTAGTCACTGGCGACGCTTTCCAGATCTTCTGTTTCAGCACGCCGTTGCACGTCGCCGACGGTCAGAGCGCGGAGCTCTTGCACCAGCTTGAGCGCGTCCTCATCGTGGTAGGTGGTGGCGATTGCCTCGCAGTACAGCAGCAGCACATGGGCCGGGTCGTCTTTGGTGACTAACTTCATGCCGCTGCCCGGCCTGGCGGCGGAGGTCTGCGAACTGCCGACCGACACAAACTCCCGGTCTGCCGCCGGTGGCGAGATCTCATCCGGCGTCGCCAGCCGCAGGTTATCAAAGCTGCACTTGCGCACGCTGCCGCCCTTGGTCTTGACGTGGGCCTGGCGCGGCGGGGCCAGCCAGATCACCTTGCCGACCATACCCGGGTCGATCAGCCACACAATGTCGTTGACGCTCGGCGTCCATTTTTTGACCAGCGGTTCCGGTCGACCTTCTTCGTAACCCGGCCCAGCAGGCGCTGGGGTAGTCGGCGTCGGCGAACTTGGGATATTTGGGATATGCCCACCGGCAGCCGCCGCCCCCACCGGCTCATCTTCGGCGTCTGCGTACTCGCCATACCGGATTCCGGGGTCGCCGGCCGTTTCCTGGGCGATAAACTCCTCAAAGGACATGCCCAGGCTCGCCAGGTCGGTGCGGGCATAGTCGATCTCAGCATCGCCAATTGCCACCGTCACCGAATCAGAGTCCCAGCCGATGACCGCGCCGATCTCCTCAGTTTTCCGCACCATCACCGCTTCGCCGAGCTCAAACGCGACCTCGTCGCCGGTTGTAACAATTTCGTTATTGTTCGTTGAACGAACAATTTGAGCTAGATCATCCTTCGGCCAGCTTTCGTCATCGCCCTTGATCCACAGGTCTGGCGGCAGCTTCAGCAGGGCGCGATAGTCGCTCAGCATACTCCGGCTCTTGATGCCCATCGCACCGAGAATGCGCTCGGTCTGGCCGGTCGGGATCCGGGCATCCGCGATCTGGGCATAGTAATCCTGCTCGCGCTCGAAGGCCTCCAGCGGCTGGAAACTCTCGCCTGCTTCCTCGAGCAAGTCCATCAGCAGGATGGCGAACTGCCGCGCCCGGCTGATGCTGTTCAGGTCGCTGCGCTGGTTGTTCTCACTGGCCTGCCGCCACACGTTGAAGGCGACCTGTTGTGCCGGGATCTTGTCGAACCCCGCCACGCCAAATGCGCTCAGCATGTGATAGGCCAGGTAGCGCCGCTCACCGGTTTCGATCAACCATTTCGGGTCGGTCGACGTCCGGTTGGGATACGGTGCGATCGTGATCGGGTTGGTCAGGGTGCCCAGCGTCCGGATGTCCGCGGCCAGGTCAGCCACCATCAGCAGCGAGCGTTCAATCGGACCGGGGTTCTCCGGGCGCTGCACCTCGTCACCGGCGACGATGGCCCGGTATAAATCTTCAACCTGGCCACCAGAATACAGCCGGCGCTTGACATCCGGTGTCAGGGGTGTGCCGGTGGTTTCGCAGTAGGCCAGCAGCGCCCACGTCAGAAACAGCGGAGGGGACGCCCCTAGCGTGGACTTTCCAGCACGCACTGCACTGGGGATGGCCCGCCGCGGCTGGCGTGGATCCGGCACAATGTCATAAATTGGCACCGGTGTGGCCACAATGCGCCCGGTCGCCAGCTCCGGCGCGGATGGCCCGTAGATGTCATTGGCGACGGCTGCCGGGCTGTTGTCGTCAAACGGATTCCGGCGGTCAGGAGATCGGCGTGCGGACATAGGTTACCTCCTCAAATTTATTCACGAGATTCCAGGCATCCATCGCGGCGTCACAATTCGGATCCAGATTCCACACGGGCACAGCCTCGCCTTCGCTTTCGGTCCAGCGCGTCCGCTGCGGAATCGGGCGCCACACCAGCTCGCCATACTGCTCGCGCAGCAGCTCGTAATTGGCTGCCTGCTCGACGGTGTTGCCGCGGTAGACCGTTGGCACGATGCCCAGCGTCTCGATCTCCGGCAGCCCCCAGCGTTTCTGGCGGGTCACATTGGCTTCCTGCCGCCGCTTGATGCTCTCTTTCAGGCCGTCGAAGTACGTAAAGGCCATCTGCGACACGAACAGCAGCGCATCTGTTGCGGTGTAGAACACCCCATGCAGCAGGCTCGGCGTCGGTGATGTGTCGATGATGACGACATCGAACGTATCGCGGTGCTCATCCAGCCGCAGCGTCAGGCGGTCTGAATCGGCAATGCTGTTGGCGATGTTGCGAGTCTCCACATTCGATGGCAGCACCCACAGATGCCCCCGCGGCAGCACTTCGCCAGGGATGCCGTACTGTTCCGGCGGTACCTCAACACACACGTTTTCCCAGTTCGCATCCCGCACCAGCAGGTCATACAGGCCTGGCTGTTTCGCGATCCGGCAGCGGATGGTGGCATGGGCCTGGGCATCGCCGTCGATCAGCAGCACCCGCTGACCCCGTGCCGCCAGGCCAGCCGCGATGTGGGTTGCGACCGTAGTGCGCCCGCTGCCGCCTTTTTCGTTGACCGTTGTGACAATTTTCACTGCATTTACCCTTTCTGTTTTTGCGATATACTTGTCTTGGGATCGGTCCTTTACCCGCCGGTCCTATGCCCCATCCGCCGGGGCATTTTCTTTTCCGATGTCGCCATAATTGGCATAAAACTGTGCATACGGCGACGACCTCAGTTTCGCCATCCACTCATCCTGACCGCTCCGGGTTGTGTTTTCCGGTACTGGCTGCTGTTGTAGCTGCTGCAATGCGCCGACCAGGTATGCCTGCCGGGTTTTGGTGAGCTGCCCGGCCATTGCTTTTTCGTCGACGATCGTGATCAGGCCCTTGATCGCTTCCACCGGCACAGCGCTGAACGTCTGGGCAACAGTCGGGTGCACGCCGGCCTCTTCCAGCAGTTGAACCGAAGGCTCTTTTTTGGTTTCAACCGAAGGTGTCAAACAATCATCCGGTGGGGGCTTCGCCGATTTCTTCACGGACGCGGCTCTGTTTGTTTTGTTTTTTGTTGTTCTTGTTTGGTTGTTTTTCTTTATTGTTCTTTGTTTCACCAGGTGAACACCGCCGTTCATGTGGTGAACAGGCTGTTCATCTGGTGAACGCTCCTGTTCATGTGGTGAACGGGTTTCATCCTCGTCTGACTGTTCATCTGGTGAACACGACTGGTAGCGCGTGATGTTTTCGACCCAGCAATCACGCAGTGTCACGCGGATCCCGTCCGGCTTTTCTTCGACCCGGATCCGGCCCAGTTTGACCAGCTCGCGCCGCACGGTTGAGACCTTGCCTGTGCTCATGCGCGTCTTGTCAGCAGTTTTCCGGATCGACTCGGTGCAGTCCCCGTTAACCCCGCACACCCGGCGATAATGCCCCAGCAGCCGGTATTGATATGGGTCAAGGTCGTCATCGTCGATATGCAGCATGGGGGCGAAGTATTTCCACAGGCCGCCCTCATCCTGGACAATCTGGTTGTCAGTCATAATGGGTCCAGCCCATAATGACGGTGTGTTCCAAATGGTATTAATTTGCATTTTTTCGCCATCTCAACTACACTCCTCATATCTTGTTGTTTCTCCACCAGACCCGCGATTAGTCCGCTCTGACGTCCGCGGGTTTTTGATTCCCCGGCTATAAGTCCATGTAATTGCACTCTTACAACCGGCCTGCGCTACAATCCTCATTTCTGCGCCTCTGGCACAATCGAAAGGAGGATTCTCATGCCAACACTTCATGAGGCGCTGCTTACCTATCTACAGATGGATCGCAGCCCGCAGACCCGGATTCAATACCAGTCAGTGCTTACCCGGCTGGTGAGGGACATTGGCCCGCAGCGTGACGTGACGATCATTCGCTATGAAGATTTGGTCGATTATTTCGACCGGCTTCGTCAACGGGGGTTGAAACAGATCACACTAAAAAGCTACCTGAATGTCGTTAGGACGTTTTTCACCTGGTGCGTGAGGCGTCAATACATTCTGGTGTCCCCTGCTGAGGATTTGCGAGTTCGAACGCCGACGCGCGATCCCAACCAGCACAAAGCCATACCGCCAGACGAGCTCACCCGGATGGTCGAATACGCGCGGATCACCTCGCCGCGTAACCATGCCATCCTGCTGTTTCTGGCAGATACCGGCTGCCGGGTGGGCGGGCTGGTGAGTCTGACCATCCCAAATCTGCACATCGACGAGCAATGGGCCTTGCTGCATGAGAAAGGGGGTAAGTATCACCGGGCATTTTTTGGTGAGGAAACCCGGCATGCCCTGGAAGTATGGCTAAGCAAACGCCCGGATGTCAGCCATGATTTTGTGTGGACGGGTCCGGGGACTGGGTATGAACCACTGGGCCGTGCCGCCGTGTCAGCGCTGGTCCGCCGGATCGCCATCAAGACGGATGCCAGCAAGGCATGGGGGCCGCACAGCGTGCGCCATGCGGTCGGCTGGGCCTTAGCGAAGCGGGGCGTGCCGGTGACGGTCACACAGCGCAAGCTCGGCCACAGCAATCCCAACGTTACGATGGAGTTCTACTATCCGGATGAAGAAGCCTATGTGATCGAGGTTTCGCGCCGCCATTCGCTGGCCGCACTGGAGCAGCCGGATCAGCCCGAAGAACCGCCAGAATTGCCGCGGATTGTGCACCGGAAAGGCGCGGGGTAA